TCTCATACAAATGAATTGTGTTTTGAGAAACACCTGTATCCCTAGCCATATCTTTGACAGATATGCCTAGGTCCTCTCTAAGTTCTTTCAATCTTAGCTGCATCTTGCTCTCCACTTTCTAGTATTAGCCTTTATGAACTCAGCCTGCTCTTGCATCTGATTCCATTCATAATCCATGATAATTTCAAGTTGATTGTTACAAAGACCTTTTAAGAAATCATTTTGAGCTTCTAGCTTCTCAATATCCTTATAGGCCCTTTCGTACAGTTCATCTTCCAGAAATCTAATGCGCTCTGCCATTGCTTCCTGAATGATGATGTAAGTTGGTTTCTTGTACTTTGCCATTACAACATTACCTCATCTCCTATTTTTAGAGATTCATAGTTTGTTTGAGTAACTACGAACACTCCGTAATTTTGCACTGTGATAGTGTACATGTCGCCAATCTTCTCCTTTTGTAAGACTCTGCCTTTGATTTCTGCGCCTTGATTATCGACTCGATAGATAACCATCGGGCGCTTTGCTTCTAGTTTTTTAATGTGGATACTCTGCCAAATATTTAATCCAGCAGACAATAAAATCCAGATTGCGATAAATCGTTTCATTCTGTTACCTCCTTACTCTTCTTCATCCATAATTTCATTAAACTGCTCTTCGTTAATAAGTCCACGGTCAATCATTGTCTGGACCGTCAATTCAATTTTTATCAATCTGTTCAATTCTTGGTTAGGCAACGTAGTCATAATAACTTCTTTCATCACTCCACCTCCTCATCGTATGGTATATCTCCATTTGATAAATACTTCGATTCAATCATCAAGAAAACGTTGACACATTGCTGACTACAGAAACAATTTTCAACATCATTAAATAATGCAAGAATAACATGATTCTCTTGTACTACCAGAAACTCGTCTTCGAGTTCTTTGCAACAGTTCGAACACTCATAGCTCATCACTGCACCTCCTCAATCTCAATCCCTGGGCAATCAAATACCCAACCGAAGCCAGCTCCTTCTAGTTCTTTGCGGGTGTGGTATACATATATCGTGTCTTCGTTGTTATCATCTTCAAAAAACCAACATTCTTCTGTTTTGTCGTGAATTAAGACGCTATTTTCAGAAACTCCTTTTACTTCAATTTTATACCGCTTCTCTTTCTTGACCTCGTAGCCTAAAATCCAAGCGAGTGCGAAAGCTTCTTGGTTGTTTTTATCCTCAAGCCATTCCCTGATTTCTTTTTTTCCAAACAAATAATCCATCGCTTGAAACAAATCCCAGTCACCAGTTTTTTTGAAATACTCAATTTTTTCTGCCACAAACTGCGGAATCACTGGTATATTCAATTCTTGTCGAATCTTATCAGCATCCTGCAATTGATTACAAACCAATGCTCCTTCAAGTTTGCCTTGCTCGTAACCACTACGATATTTCATCGAACCGTAGTCGTCCCCTAATTCTTTAAGGATGTCATTAAGCCATCTAGTCTGTGTCGTCGGATCAAACCCTCTTATTCGACGAACGACATCTTTTAACTTGAATGGCAACGGTTCTGGCTCGTCTAAAGACCGTAAGTCTTTCAAAACCAAATCAACCGAAGTCAATTTCTTCTTACTAGCTTTAAATCTTTCATATCGTTCAATTAGTCCCTGTATGTTCATTGTTAACCTCCTTATTTTCTTCAAAGTCTTCAACAAAAAAATAATTGACATTCTTAGGGTTGACAGACAAATTTCTAATCCTCATCAAATTTCCATTGTTGAACTGACTAGTAATCTTCGTACGTTCTTTTTCTGTAAAGTTTCTTACTAGAAAACTAAGTTCTTCACCATTAGTGAAGCAAATTTTTATTTTTTGATAATTGCTAGCTTGCTCACTTTCAGATTCATAACCAAGCAAGTATCCTACGCTTACACCAAAATAGCCTGCTAACTGACTTGCTTTATTAGTTTTAATTGGACTTTCCCCATTTTCCCAATTTTGTATAGTTCGGTATGAGACAGCTATTACTTCAGATAATTCCTGCTGAGTCAAACCATTTTCTTTTCTCAATTGTTTCAGTCTGTTCATTCTTCACACCTCCCTAAAACGGCAATCCATCATCTGAAATATCCATCGGGTCACTTGCTCCAAAACTTGGTGGCATCTGATTTTCCATGCTTGACTGGTTTGCAGTATTATCCTTCTTTTCAAGCGTTTGAAAACTTTCAGCCACAACTTCCGTAACATAGACACGTTGCCCTTGCTGATTGTCATAGCTACGTGTCTGGATGCGACCTGTGATTCCTACAAGAGCACCTTTTTTAAGCCAATTTGCAAAATTTTCAGCCTGTTGGCGCCACATGATGCAACTGATAAAATCGGCTTCACGATCACCTGCCTGATTCTTAAAATTGCGATTCACTGCCAAACTGAATGTTGCAACTGCAACATTTGATGGTGTGTATCGCAACTCAGGGTCACGAGTCAATCGACCTACCAAAACAACATTATTGATCATTGTTTAACTCCTTTTCTACTTCATCAATCAACCAATCCAAATTCTTGCGAGCTTTTTTCAGGTCCTCAAGACCATTTTTCTTTTGGTGTCTTAGTAGGTATTTCAAACTATTACCTAAAAAGAAACCTTTCAATTGTTCTGGTGTCATGAAGTTTCTTAAAGCATCGATAGATTCCATGCCGTATCTACCTTGGTAGTGGCTTGGTTTGTTTTTATTATCATTCATGTCAATTCCTCCCATAATGTCTACTTGTTCCATGTAAATAATAAGTGCCATCTTTCCGCTTGTTGATGTAATATGTGTATTGACCGTCAGGGCTAGCATAGGAAATCTGTTTCTCTCCTGCCCAAATACCGTTGTCACGCATCATGTGGCAATTCTCCATGATCCATTCTACATCAGGCATCTAGTAACTCCTTGTTCTCGTATATGTTGCCGATGACCTCACATTTCAAATAAGCTAAATAAAGAGGATTCCATTCTGCATTTCGCTTTTGTAATTCATCTACAAATCTGTAGATAAAACTTGCATAAGAACCATGCCATCTTACAAGCGCTTTTCTGCCTTTGTAATCAAGAATATCCCCCTCAAAGATTTCCTTGCCGTTCTTGTCAACCAATCCTGTTGATTGCATGAGTTTAACTTCATCAAACTCAACTGACATTTCTGTATATCTTTCAGTGTCTCCTTGTTGGCAGATATCTACAAACTTACTGTCAAATGAAATATTAGTGACATCACACATCCATTTCAACGACTTCATCCACGCTCTAAACTTCGGTGCCATCAAGTAAATCCTCCTCTTTAACAAACACCCCATCAATCATCTTACCTTTGCGGTCCTTGATAACTTCATAAGCTTCTTCTAAGCAATTTTCAGCTGTAGTACCATTGCAAAATGAAACCGTACTAACCACGCTATCAAGAAACATCAGGTCTGCTTTGATTAACGGAATTTGTGTCTCATTGTGGCAGATATGAGCGTATAGTTTTTGAGCGATATTCCCTAAACTAGAAACCATCAGCAACAATTCAAGTTCTTGTTGATTTGCTTGAATCTGAGCGCCGTTCTTAATCTGCTGTTCAAATCCAATTAAGACTACCTGGATATCACCAAGTGCATCATAGATTAGTTCAGATTTATCCTTTGCGATACCTTCAAACAATTCTCCTGATTCTTCCATCAGCTTTAAGAATTGCTTTACAGGATTCGCTTCATGTAGATTTCTATCTACAAACCACTGTTGAACCTTTTCTTCCAAATTCATTTTTGTATTCATCTTATTTTTCCTCCGTTGCTTCCGCTTCTTTAAATGATCCCATTGTCTTAATAATTTTTTCTAACATAGATTTATGTAGTGTGATGTAATTATTTTTCTTCACTTGTCCACAGAATATACAAATTCGTTTGCCAAGGTAATTACATTTTCCGTCTGAACGGTAACTTTCATCTGCTTCAATTTGTTCTTTATTAGCTGAGCTAACAAGAATTACTTCATCAGACTCGTTCCAATCAGGAATTCCCATACATTTGTGAAAA